CGCCTACTCCGAGGAAACCGACAAAAAGGTCTCTGAGGAAATCGGCAAAAACTTCGTCGCCCGCGCGGACTTCAACAACACGAAGGCCGAGCTCAAGACGGCGAAGGACACTATCGCGGACCGCGACAAGCAGCTTGAGACCCTGAAGGGCTCCACCGGCGACGTGGAGGCGCTCAAGCAGCAAATCGCGACTTTGCAGACGGACAATGCGAACGCGGCGAAGGCCCACGAGGCGGAAATCAAGCGCCTCAAAATCGATACCGCCGTCGAGCTGGCTCTGTCTGCGGCCAGGGCGAAAAATGTCAAGGCCGTCAAGGCGCTTCTGGACCTGGAAAAGGCCGAGCTCGCGGAGGACGGTACGGTCAAGGGGCTCGACGAGCAAATCAAGAAGCTCGCCGCCGCGCCTGACAGCGGATTCCTTTTCGAGACGGCCAGCGGTAAGCCCGGATTTACGGGCTTCAAGCCCGGCGAGAGCAAGGACGGCGCGCCCGCGGGCATGACCCTCGATAAGCTGAGGGCTATGACGCCGCAGGAGCGCTACGACTTCTCTGTACAGCACCCCGAGGAATACAAATCTTTATATGGAGGGACTCAGAATGCCTAATATTATTTACGACAATTTCTATCTGTCGAACGAGATTGAGGACCAGTTTAATTCTCATCTCGACCTGCAGCAGTTTTGCACCATCGACAGCACGCTTGCCGGCACTGCCGGTATGCTCCGCAAGATTCACGTCTATAAGGCCACTGACGGCACCCAAAAGCTCGCTATGGGCCAGGGTAACGACAAGGCCATTTCCGTGAGCTTCGCGGAGAGAGAATACCGCATTTTGCTGGCGCAGAATCGCTTCCAGTATTTTGCCGAGGAAGCGATGACCGACCCCATGATTGTGCCGGTCGGCACCGCCCATGCCGCGACAGACATGTTCAACACCGTCAACGCGGACGTGTTCGCTGAGTTTAACAAGGCGACTCTGACCGTGAAGACCGAGACCTTCGACTTTGGCGCGTTTGCCGACGCCGTGGCCATGCTGAATATCGAGGCCACCGACAACGACCCTGCGCAGACGGCGCCTCAGGTTTTCGGCTTTGTGCACCCGAAGGATATGGCCACTTTGCGCAAGAGCCTCAAGGAGGACCTGAAGTATGTCGAGGCCTTCGCCCGTACCGGCTATGTCGGTACGGTCGCCGGGGTCAACCTCTACACGAAGAAGGACGCCACTCGCGGCACCGTTATTGTGGCGACCAAGAAGGCCGTCACCCTCTTTAATAAGAAGGGTACCGAGGTCGAGCAGAATCGCGACCAGAATATCCGTCAGAATACCGTTTACAGCCGCAAGTATTATCTCGCCGCTATGACTGACGAGACCAAGGCGGTCAAAATCGTCGTCGACGGCGCCGACGCCGGCATGGACCCGCAGAAGATGACTCTGCCGACCCGCGGCGATACTATTTACGGCGTAAACGTTGAGGACCTTATCGGCGCCGACGTGGCGGTCTCTGCTGAGGGCGCGGTAACCGGTACAATCAAGTATAAGACCGACTATACCGGCTTTACCGGCAACGGCAAGGGCGAAAGTGGCAACTTCTTCCCGTTCTATGTGAGCGCGCCCGGCAAGCAGATGGAGTTGACGGGCCCGAGCGGCGCGGTTAAGACCGTCGACGTGGAAAAGGACCCCGCCGAGCGTATGTGCGCCGTGAAGCTGTCCAAGGGTACCAGCTCCACCATCAAGGTCAAGATGGACGGCCAGGAGGTCCTTAACCTGACCTTCACCGGCGCGAACATTATCGCGAAGGGGTAAGCCATGGACATTCTCGCGACCGTAACCGCCAGATTGAGCGCCCTGGGCTATACGGTGACCGAGGCTGATACCGCGGCGCTCGACTACAATGTCAAGAAGGCCGAGAACGTGCTGCGCGTGCGGACGAATCAGCTTGCCGTACCCGAGGGGCTTTTCTATGTCTGGGCGGATATGGCCGCGGGCATGTTCCTGACCGATAAAAAGGCCGCCGGGGGCCTTAACGACCTTTACGACTTCTCCGCGCCGGCGAAGAGCGTTTCCGAGGGCGATACCTCCGTCACCTTCGCGCTTGCCGACTCCGGGACCTTCGAGAATCAGTTTGACGCGATGCTCGCCAAAATGGTGAATCCGAGCGAGGATATGATTATCGCGTTCAGGAGGTTAGTATGGTGAGCACTTACCAGAAAGCGCTCCAGAAGCTCTGGGACGGCCTCTGCGACGTGTATATCAGAGAGACGGAAGTAAATAAGACAAACGGCAGAGACGAGCCTGTGTGGCGCCAGACGCTCCACGGGCAGCCCTGCCGTTTGTCTTTCAGCTCCGTTGCCGCGGCGGCCGCCCGCGACGAGGCCGCCTTGGTCCAGCAGGTCGTCAAGCTCTTTATCTCGAAGGAGGTCGAGATTCCGCCCGGCTCCAAAATCGTCGTCACGCAGGAAGGGCGTACGGGGACGTACGTCAATACCGGCGAGCCCGCGGTCTATCACTACCATCAGGAAATCACTCTTGAGCGTAAGGAGACCTGGGCCTGATGGCACGCTGGGGTCACGGAGATTTTTCCCAGTTTGAGGCCTTCGCGAAGAGCTTCAAAAAGCTCGCCGACCCGGAAATCGACGAGCTCTGTCGGGCTTGCAGCCGCGAGCTTGCGGCGAGGCTCCTCGCCCTGGTCATACCCGCGACGCCTGTCGGTAAATATCCGAGAAGCACCGGCAAGAAAGGCGGCACGCTGCGCCGAGG